GTCTCATCACACACAGGTTCGGGTGTCCTACAACACGCCTACGTCCTGCTCTCCGAGCATCCGCTTACTGCCGCACGACAGGTCAACGTGTGGGATAGCTCCCCGGCCCCTTTCGGGCCCGGTTCTACCCAACTTCACGTAGAAACTGTTTTCCGGTTAGTTTGGGATCACCCTCTTTCGCAATATTTCGCACCTTGGACTGCCTTGGGGCCGTGCAGTACCTGGTCTGTTACCAGCCAGGTCCATCAATGCAAATCCGCTGGCCGACGAATCGACCGCAGCTGACTCAATCAAGAGTAAGCTCCAACGGACAAGCAAAGTTCACACGAGCCGCGCCCCACAGCCATGACCCTAACATTCAGCCGCAGCTGGTGGAAGAGCCTTTTCCGGCCTACTAACATGCGCGAGTTGATATACCCTCCCCCCCGGTCGCCAACCACGAAAACCATGGCACGACATTCACTTCTTCTCGGGTGTGAAGGCTCCCACCGGGAGCGCGACCCCTGCCAGGCTCGGGCACTCAGACCCGACCGTTTCTGGATAACTGGGCGGAGCACTGAAATCGACCCACTGGGATTCAACCAGAAGGTAGTCGAAAACAGGCACGCCCTTTTCAGGGGCCCCCAAAGGTTGAGCAAACCACGACGAAATCTCTCGTCGCCGCTCGGCTGCGCCCACAGGGCTCAAACGGCGCCACAAACCGCCCCAACGACATGGTACCGGACCACAAACCGGCTCAGGCCTCCGTACGGCGCTTAAGCGCAGGGCGTACTGAATGGCGGCCCGTTCACGGCACTCGGAATACTCCTGAGAGAACTTCCAAGAGGCCAATTCGCGGGCATTTTCACGGATTAACTCCGTGCCAAGCTCCCCTTCGGGCACCCGGGTAACCTGATCGCGCTGAAGCACGATCTGGTGTCCGCAAGGTGCAGGGGGCGGCTTGAACTGAGCTGGTACGTTAGGTACCAAGGAGAAAAGCTCCGCCATGCGGTGAGCTAAGGAACCCCGGAAACCAAGCTCCAACAGAGTCAATCTAGTTGACCTGAGGAGTGCTACCCTTCGTCTAAAAAAGACGATGGCAGCGCGGAATCTAGCGGTCCCGGAGCAGCTAAGCCACAGGCGAAACTCACGGGCAAGGGAGGTCACGAAGTCGACCGATCGGAGACGACCGAAACGAAGGGTGGGGACGACACGAAGTCTGCCCCTTCTCCACCTCAACAAAGTTGAGTTGAGAGACCCGTAGTCCGGCGAAACCGAGGTCTTCGTGCGCTCGACCTCAAGACCCAGCTGGGAGACGACTGCCATCCAAGAATCGGAAACCTTACGGTCCGATTGAAAAAGGATGTCGTCCCCATTGATGAGGCAAGGAAGCTTCTCAGCTTCCCGAGCCGTCAATCCCGCAGATCGGAAGGCCCAGAGACTCGCAAAGCGATTCTGAAGGCAAAGGAGAGGGAAGCTCAGAAAGCTACCCATCATCTGTCCGACTTTAGGGACCATGGGCCCGATCCCCAACCTCGACGATCCCACTAGGGGTCTCAAAGAGGCTAGGGCGTAAGCCCGCACCAATGGCGACACAGAAGTCGCCCCCTGAAGAATCCCGGAGAGAATAACTTCGGCCGCTTCGATGGACAGACCATCTGTCGCGCCCTTGTAATCTCCCGAGGTCAATTCACCTCCCTTCCCTTGCTCAAAGCCTGCCCTCTCCAAAGACTCCGACGAAACGTCACCAACGGAAAGCCACTTTTGGCGCCGAAGATGGTCGTATACCGACGTGTGGAGAGGCTTAAGACAAAGAGTGTCAGCCGAGAACTTAGTCAAAGGTCTGGGTTTCCCCGCGGATTGAACCACGAGGAGCTCTGCTTCGACTATTGGGCGGGCGTCTAGAGAACCGGTCAGACAAGCGTCAATAAAAGACGAATGATCCAAACCGGAACCAAGACACCCTCCCTTGGATCTCGGACATTCCAATGTCCCAGACAAAGAAGGGGCGGTTGTGAGCACTCGTTCCTCGTAAAGCCCGATATCCCATCCTTTTGGGAAAAGACGAAGGGTCTCCTTACGAAGGAACGCGAGGTAGCCAGGGGGCAGGCTTCGCCTTGGTCGGGCGAAACCCGCAGCAACTCCCTCCACAAGAGGCCGTTCCATGCAACTGCAAGAGTTTGGAAGCAACTTCTTAATGGATTGCCAGGCGAACACATGTTCTTGAACAGTGCTCGGGCAAGACCCAAGGAGTTCTTTCACTTCTCGCGCGAGCTGCAAGCAGCCCGACGATTGTGAGGGGGACCAAGAGGGCGTCGGATATCCGAAGATATACGCCCATTCTCCCAGAGCACGGCGAACGGTTTGGACCGTACGAGCTCGGTAAGCGCGACAGGGTCGCGGGACGCCGTCGTTGCTAGCTCCACTTGTCATAGATAAAGGCAAGTTAAGGACGCAACACGGTAGGCCACTGGATGG